AAATAATAGCTCATTGAGTTCTATACAATGAGCTATGAGAATTCTTGGATATACAATAATGAACCTTTTGAGTCTGATGCTATTGGGAACCACTTTGGTTTTGTTTATTGTATTACCAATAAGACCACCGGTAGAAAATACCTTGGAAGGAAATACTTTTGGTCGTTCAGAACCCCACCGGGAAAAAAGAGAAAAGTAAAACAAGAATCTGATTGGAAGAAGTATTATGGTTCTTGTCCTGAGTTGAAGGAAGATATAAAAAGATATGGCAAAGAGTTCTTCAGTAGAGTAATACTAAGTCTTCATGAGAAGAAGGGAGATTGTAACTTTGAGGAGACTAAGCAGTTGTTTCTAAATAATGTTCTATCAGAGGCACTTGACAACGGAGCACCGGCATACTACAATAACAACATTCTCGGAAAGTATTTTCAGAAAGATTATGGAAATTTTGGAAAAGACTCTACAGAAGACCCATGAGTGGGCAGTTGACAGAATGTGCATTCTGTGTGACATGAAGACGGATGATGTGCTAAAATCTGTAGAAGATGCTCATGCGATCCAGTCAGAGTTTGCCGAATGGTTAGACCCGAATCTTAAGGATCATGAAATCTACTCACTCGAATATCTTGGAGACAATGATTAAATCACTTTTTGGAATTGGAGTTCTTGCAAGTGCAATTGCAATCCCTTCCCCACCAGAACCTGAACAAATCAAAGTGACACAGGAACCAGAACCTATAGAAGAAATTCTTATTGAAGAAGAGACTTGGAAGTGTCCTAGTTGCACTCCCAATGAACAAGTTGTTCTAGCAGCATTACAAGAGCACACAAAGATCTCTGATCGTAATGCACTTGCAACAATCATGGGAAACATTCAGCAAGAATCTAAATTCATTGCTAACATTTGTGAAGGTGGTGCTCGTGTTTCTTATGAAAAATGTCTGAGGGGTGGTTATGGATTGATTCAATGGACTTCTATTAATCGTTATAGAGGACTTGGAAACTTTGCAGTGAAGTATAGTTGTAATCCAAGTGAATTAGATTGTCAAGTTCGTTGGATGATTAATGAACCTATCTTTCAACGTGTACTTCCGCAATTTGAGGGTGGTGGGCAAACAGTATCTTATTACATGAGACCTGCATACTACTGGTTAGGATGGGGTATTAAAGGTAATAGAGAACTTTATGCGTATGATTACACTAAGAAAATGGTATGGGCATGACTTTAGATTTAATTGATAACTTAGAAGCACCATTATTTGAATGTGGTTCTGGACACTTCACTCAGGGTTATGGTTCTTTTGTAGGAATTCTTGCTCCGAAGTATTTGGATGATGACTCTTGGTTTGGTCCGGCAGTCTTATCTGATCGTCAAATGACTATCAAAGAAGCATATGAACATGCAGTATCCGAAAAACAATTACTGCATGAGAATGATACAGTAGAACCAAAAGATATTCATGAGACTATCTATCGTATTGCTACAAGTAGTGGTAAAACTACAACACAACTGAATTCAACTAGTGTTGGTGGTTGGCAATCTGGGACTGGTTGGGAGCAGTTTAGGTGATTGAAGATTGGCGTTATAGTGAACAGAAGTTAAAACTTCGTGAGTCGGCACTTAAAGTTCTTCTCACTAAATATGGTAGTAAACTAAAAGAATCATTACCTGAGTATAGTAATCAATCAATGTATGAATGTGCTCATGATTGGGTATCACAAGGTAATGTAAATACTAATGGTATTATTAAATATTTTGAGGCATACTATACATGAAAAAACTTTTACTATCTCTTCTTGGATGTGCTGCACTGACAGGAACAGCATATGCAGGAGATGAAAAAATAACTAAAGGATACTATACTAATGATTCTTTGGGTTGCATGATCTTACGGGAATGCACCGATAATGTTCAAAGAATCACAAGTATCAAAGGCATTCAAGATAATTATCCCAACTCTGATTATTCTGCTGTTGCTACTGAGTTTAATGAGATGTTGGACTCCCTTGATAAGATCGGAGTTATGGTTTTTCTAGGAGATCAGAAATATTTTCCTGTAGGTAATCGTGGTGTTTACCACACCGTAAGTAATAACTTCTTTCTGAATGATGCATTCATGGGCAGACAATCTACATTAATGAGTGTAGTTAGACATGAAGGATGGCACGTTGCACAAGATTGTATGGCAGGAACAATTAATAATTCATTGATTGCTATTATCCTTCCTGAAGATGATGTTCCATCTATTTGGAGAGAAATGGCAGAAAGAACTTATCCAAAATCTGTTCTTCCTTGGGAAGCAGAAGCCGGGTGGGCAGGCAGAACTGAAGGAATGACTGCTGATGCACTTGCGGTATGTTCTACAGGAAAGATGTGGGAAGTGTATAATCCCACTCCACTAACAAGAAAATACTTGGTTGATGAGGGGTATATTACTAAATAGTAATGATCAAAACTATCAGATCAATGCTTCCAAAAAAGAAGAAAGATCATGATGATGAATTTCAGTGGCATGAAGAGGGAATTTCTAGTTTGGTTAGATTAATTGTATTGACATGGACGGGCGCAATCTTAACTTTAAACTATGTTTCAATTCCCGGAATACCTCAGCAAAAAATTGACCCTACCTTTATTGCCAGTGTTTTTACTGGTACATTAGCAACTTTTGGTGTGACACCATCAAAGTCTAATGGAAATGGTGGAGGAACACAAAAAACAACTGTATCAGTTCCTGTTCCTAAACCAAAAGATGAAGAGGAGAAATAAGAAGAGTGCCACTTAATAACGTAAATGATCCTGTGTGGTCAGTAATCTTTATGGTATTTCTTTCTGTTTGTATGGCAGGTTATGCTATCTACTATATATTAGGTGTTGATAAAAGAGAATCTCATGGGACAGATGACACCACCGAGCAGGAAGAGCTGCTACAACTTCCGAGTGACGGAGATCAATCGTGTCCTTGATGGAGATACGCTGGATATAACTATCGACCTCGGGTTTGATTTATACAAGAAAAAAAAGAGTTAGAGTTGCAGGAGTTGATACACCAGAGAAAAGGACGAAGAACTTAGAGGGGAAAGCACTTGGAATCGACGCAACCAACTGGCTTAAAGAAAAATTGGAGAGTAATATCGCTGGTGATAATGAGTTGTCTGTTAGGACTGAACTTCTTGGTGGGATCGGTAAATATGGTCGCCTTCTCGGTTGGTTATACATTGGGGACGACTTGGTGTCCCTCAACGAACAAATGATTGAGTTTGGTTATGCGCTTGCCTACGACGGAGGAACTAAAGATATGAATTTAGAAGCACTTCGTGCGATTCGTAGATTACATGGTAATTTAGTTGAATGATGAGTACTTTATTTGTTATAATGTTTATTTCACTTATTACCATCGGAATGTCGATGGTTGGAAACAAAACTGCAATTAAGAGGAAATTCTAAAATGCAAAAATTAATTAACGGAATCGCATTACTCTCAGGAATAGTATCACTTTCTATTGTTGGTGCCGGAGCATACCTTTATGTTAATAGGGATACAATGATTGAGCAAGTAAAGGAACAAGCAACAGAACAAATTACTAAAGCAATTACTGAAGCACTTCCTAGTATGATTAATTCTGCATTACCCGAAATGCCTAGTATGACTGGTAATGTCCTTCCAGAATCTACACAATCAGTTCCTTCGATGACGGGTGGAGCACTGCCATTCTAATAATTTTGTCAAATACATAATAGTAAATGTGAATTCGTATGTCTGTTTCTAATGCAAAGAGAAGGAGATCAACCGATAAGAAAAAATCTGATAATGAAAATAAATTTTTTCTTTACGTGATTTTTTATCATCTGTTCACCGGTATTGCCGGAATTTTTAAGAATGATTAATGGAGAATATTCCTAATATTGAAATACGACCAATATCCATAAGTCCGATTAGATCTTTGGATATTCCTAAGTATGTGATAGCACCCTCACGATCAATACCAACTGCTGCTCCTGTAACGGTCAATCTTGGTGTTCCTATTGTCAATCTTCCTGGATGTGTAGAATCTAATAAGGAGAACAATCCAAAGAATACTGCTCTTCTTCAAGATGATCCAAATGGAACATTGACTTTTTGTGATGGGTCATTGCCATCGTTTAATCCTATAGATTTTAATGCTGAGGATTATCTTCAACCATCAAAAGCACCTGTCCCTCCATTCAAACCTTCAGAGACAGATTTTAAAACACCGCAAATTAAACCACCTATTACACCTAAAACTGAAATACCGGTAATTAAGACTGAAGAAAAGGAAGACTCTATAATAGAAGAAAATATTAATATTGTAGATTACCTACCTCCAGTAGAAGCAGTTGTATCAACTACTGTTATTGCTGCTGCTGCGGCAACTAGTGCATTGGTTGCTAGACCATTAGCAAATTTTCTTTTAAAAATTATTAGACCGGTTATGAAAAAGGTAATTAAAAAAGTTTCTAATAAATTTGGTAAAGAAGAAATTGTATTAAGTATTAATGAACGAAGAGAAATTCAAAGAGAAAGAAGTGAAGCAGTGAGAGCAATTAGAAA